ATTCAGAAAAACATTACAATTGACGGAATTGAAGTACCTTTTAAGGCAAGTGCTGCTGTGCCACGCTTGTATCGTCTAAAATTCCGCAGAGATATTTATAAGGACTTTGCAGCACTAAAAACTGAAGTCACTGAGGGTGATGAAAACAAAAGCGAAATCGGTATTGAAAGTCTTGAAGTCTTTGAAAATATCGCATATATCATGGCAAAACACGCTGATTCCAATGTTCCTGACAACCCCGATGATTTCCTGGAACAGTTCAACACATTCAGCATTTATGAAATTCTTCCGCAGCTGATTGAACTGTGGGGACTGAACACCGCAACGCAGGTAGAGTCTAAAAAAAACATCGCCAGACTGACCGCCCGATGACAACTCCGCTTTTTCTCCTGAGATGCAAACAGCTCGGTCTTTCTATGACCGAGCTGGATTTGCTGACGATTGGACTGATCAATGATATGTTTACGGAACGTGAAAATGATGAGTATTCAGGGTGGAATGAGGTTGCTGGACAGGCGGATTTTGATGCGTTTTGAATTAACAAATGTGTGCTTGTAACCAAGCTAATAACTGTTCAGAAGATATTTCTCCGGCAGCTACACCAAGAATCAACCGTGTTAATTCTTCATCTTCATAATCAACATCAATTTCATTTAACATTAAAAAAATAAGCATTACATGAGTTCCGATTCTCTTGTTACCATCAACAAATGCGTGATTTTTAATTAAACTGTATCCTAATTGTGCTGCCTTATCAATTATTGTAGGATACAATTCTATTCCTGCAAATGTTTGAAACGGAGCATTCAATGCCGATTCCAGCAAACCTTCATCACGTATTTCAGGTGAACCTCCTGACTGAGCAATGACATCTTGATGAAGCAGTATTACTTGTTGTTTTGTCAGACGAATCATTTCGCAAGCTCCTTATATACAGCAGCATTTCGTTTTAATAACTTTTTGGAAATGTCAAGAACATCTTCATCAGATGCAGTTTCATCTGTTTCAGTATCATCAAATACCCGTATTTCATAACGTGGTTTATTGTTCTTAAAGATGATTGCTGTTCCATATTGGTCAACTGTTCTGGCAACCATAGAAAAATTCTGGTTTGCTTCGGTCATAGAAAAAATTGTGTTTGTATCAATGTTCATACGAACACCCCCTTTATATTTATTATATCATAAAGTTAGGATAAATTCAACCTATTTTTCAAAAAAAGTGAGGTGAACCACAGTGGCAAACAGAATCAAAGGCATCACCGTTGAGATCGGCGGAGATACTACTAAGCTGTCCAAAGCTTTAGAGGGTGTAAACAAGAACATTAAAAACACCCAGTCACAGCTGAAAGACGTGGAGAAACTCCTGAAACTTGACCCGAAAAATACAGAATTACTCTCACAAAAACAGAAACTTCTCGCTGACAGTATTTCTGCTACAAAGGATAAACTTGCAACGCTGAAAACTGCCGCAGAACAGGCAAACACTGCTCTTGCAAATGGCGACATCACACAACAGCAGTATGATGCCTTACAGCGTGAGATTGTCGAAACAGAAAATGAACTGAAACGTTTGAAATCAGAAGCCAAAAATGCAAATTCTGAACTTGCTAAAATCGGTGAGGCAGGACAGGTTCTCCAGAATGCAGGCGATAAAATTTCAGGTGCAGGCGAAAAACTTCTGCCCATCACCGCAGGTGTGACGGCTCTCGGAACTGCTGCTGTGAAAACCGCCTCCGACTTTGATTCTGCAATGTCTAAGGTTGCCGCTGTTTCCGGTGCTACCGGTGATGACTTGCAGGCTTTGCGTGATAAAGCCCGTGAAATGGGCAGTAAGACAAAGTTTTCCGCAAGTGAAGCAGCCGAAGCCATGAACTATATGGCGATGGCAGGTTGGAAAACAAATGATATGCTGTCAGGTATTGACGGCATTATGAACCTTGCTGCTGCATCAGGCGAAGATCTTGCCACAACATCGGATATTGTCACAGATGCACTCACTGCATTTGGACTGACAGCACAGGGTAGCGGTCATTTTGCTGATGTGCTTGCGGCTGCAAGTTCTAACGCAAATACCAATGTATCTATGCTTGGTGAGTCATTCAAATACTGTGCTCCGATTGCAGGTGCTTTGGGATTCTCCTGTGAAGATACCGCTGAGGCACTGGGTTTAATGGCGAATGCAGGTATCAAGTCCACGCAGTCGGGAACTTCCATGCGTTCCATTATGACTGCCCTTTCCGGCGATGTGAAATTCTGCTCTGCCGCCTTTGGAGAAATGGAGATCGCAACTTCCAATTCAGACGGTTCAATGCGAAGTTTATCTGATATTTTAGCGGATTGCAGAGTAGCATTCGACCAGATGTCAGAATCCGAAAAAGCAAGTGCCGCAGAAACTCTTGTGGGCAAAAATGCCATGTCGGGATTTCTTGCTCTGATGAATGCCGCACCTGCGGATATTGATAAGCTTTCAAGTGCAATTGCCAACTGTGACGGTACATCTCTTTCTATGGCAGAAACCATGCAGGACAATCTTGCAGGACAGCTTACCATTCTGAAGTCACAGCTTGAGGAACTGGCTATCTCTTTTGGCGAGATTCTGATGCCTGTTATTCGTGACATCATTACCAAAATACAGGGATTTGTGGACAAACTGAATGCCCTTGACCCTGCAACAAAACAGACCATTATCAAAATTGGATTGATGGCTGCGGCTTTAGGTCCGCTTTTGATTGTGGTGGGTAAAACGCTTTCTTCTATCGGAAGTATGATGACATTCATTTCAAAAATTCCGACAATGATTGCGGGTGCTAAGACTGCATTTTCAACGCTTGGTGCTGCAATTGGCGGTATTTCTGCACCCGTGGTGGCTGTCGTTGCAGTTATAGCTGTACTTATTGCAGCATTTGTAAATCTATGGAACACCAATGAGGACTTCAAAAACAGCATTCTTTCCATCTGGGAACAGATAAAGTCTACCTTTGAACGTCTGACATCCGGAATCGTTGACAGAGTGAATGCATTGGGCTTTAACTTTCAGAGTTTCGGCGATATGCTGAAATCTCTGTGGAACGGTTTGTGCAGTGTGCTTGCCCCTGTATTTGAGGGTGTATTTCAGCATATCTCGGATATTTTCACCTTTGTGACGGATACCATTCTGAGCGTGCTTGATGTATTTATTGGCTTATTTTCAGGAAACTGGGAACAGTGCTGGAATGGTATCAAGGGCATTTTTACAGGTATCTGGAACTTTGTAGTCAACCAGTTCAGCAATATTCTGAACACGCTGAGAGGTGTGGCAGATGTATTTCTCGGGTGGTTCGGTACTTCCTGGAATGAAGTGTGGACGAGTATAAAAGACTTCTTCGTTGGAATCTGGAACAGCATTTGTTCCGCTTTTCAGGCTGTTGCTGACTTTTTCACAAATATCTGGAATGCAATATCAGCGTTCTTTACAACGATAGCGACTGCGATCTATACCACAGCAGTCACGATTTTTACTTCAGTATATGATTTCTTCGCAGGAATCCTGACCAGTATTCACGACTTTTTTGCCAACATTTTCAATGCAATATGGACGGTTATTTCAACTGTCTGCACCACTATTTACGACACGATTTCAAGTATCTGGAATGCGATTTACAGCTTCATTTCTCCGCTTTTAGAGGCGTTCCAATATCTGTTTGAAACGATTTTTCAGGCGATCCACATTATCATCAGCAACGTGATGGATTGGATCTCGGAAAAAATACAGACCATCTGGAATGCGATCGTTGCCTTTCTCACGCCGTTGCTTGAGGGCATCAAAACGTTCTTTGAAACGGTCTGGAACGCTATTTATATCACGATTTCAACGGTTTTAAGCACCATTTCAAGCGTGATTTCTACCGTCTGGACTGCAATTTCAGGTTTCATTTCCGGTGCAATGAACACGATTCATTCTATTATTTCGAGTGTGTGGAACACCATCAGCGGTGCTGTTTCAAGCGTGGTAAACGCTATCCGAAATACTGTATCTTCCGTCTGGAACAGCATTTCTTCCACAATTTCATCGGTGATGAATACAATTCATTCGACTGTGACAAACATCTGGAACAATGTGAAATCTTCTGTTGCAAGTGTCATCAGCGGCATTTACTCCACGATTAAAGGCGGATTTGACAATGCGGTGAACTATGTCAAAGGGCTTGCATCAGATGCGTGGAACTGGGGACGGGATATTGTTTCCAACATCATTGATGGCTTGAGAAGTATGATCGGCAGTCTTGCTGACAGCGTATCAAATATTGCCGATACGATCCGCAGTTATCTGCATTTTTCTGTCCCTGACGTAGGACCGCTGACAGATTTTGAAAGCTGGATGCCGGACTTCATGAACGGCTTGGCAGACGGCATCAATAAAAGCAAAAAGGTCGTAGCAAAGGCGGTTTCGGGCGTTGCGGATACCATGAAACTTTCGCTCAATTCCGAGCAAAACTACAACCTTGACGGCATGACGGGGGCAATGATGAACGGCACTTCTGAAAATTCGGTGGTCAACAATTACTATCAAAACGACAACAGCCGCACAGTGAATCAGACCAACAATAGCCCGAAATCACTGTCACGGCTGGAGATTTATAGACTTACGAAGAATGCGGTGAAACAGTAATGGGGCGGAGTTTCTGCCCTGCAAACTGGAATTTGACGCTCTATTAATGCTATTAAACCCAATCAATAGCATTCTTTACAAGTTTGACAAATGGTTCACAGGTCAGATTTTGGGTAGTGTGTGCAGGAACGATACAGCAGATTTTTCCCTTGCCATAGGTGTGAATCCATACAGCAGGCTGAACGCCGTTCTTTGAAATGGTTTCTGCAAGAATCGTTGTATCAGCATTCGGAATCATTTTCATTACATAATGTTCGTCAAAATCAGGGAATGTGAATTTGCCAATGCCTTCAATAATCGGATGTTCTGCTATCGGTTTTACAGTAAGCGGACATTGTTCGGGATGAGTGATAAAGTTACTTCTTACAACATTTGTGAGGATTGCGTGATTTTCTGTGTAATCAGTAAGTGATGCGTGAAGCATAATCGTTCCCATACCATTCTGAACATCATTCAGAAATTTCTCCGTCCATTTTTCATCACACCAGATTGGAGTAGGAATCTGATCATTTTCAATAGGATCTTTGAAAGACAAAAACAAATCAAACTGCCCGTTGAAATAATCATTTGGGTTCTTTGTGAATGTTACTTCATAATCTGCGTTAAACAGATAGTCCATCATAGGCTTGATGGAATCATCGTGATGCCAGTAATCGTGTACCAAAACAAATACTTTTTTACTCATAAGTTATACGTCCTTTCATCACCATTTTATGGCTACGTTTCTGTGAATTCTCGTTTTTTAGATGTGCGTTAGTCGAGTAGACCTACACCTTACAATATAAGCCCCTCACAGAACCGTACGTGCAGTTTTCCCGCATACGGCTCTTCATAATAAAATTCGCATCAACAGAACAAGCTGTAATAGATTTTAGGGTTGACAAGTTTGTAGTATTTCATCATTTCTATGAAACCTTCCCTTGTATAGCTTTTCTTTTCACTTCTCCTGTTTAATACTTTGTACAGCAATTCTCTGACCTGCTGTTTGTAATTACTTATCATTCTGCTGTTAAAGCTGATACCATAGTATCTGTAATGTCCTACAAGCTTGACATTCAGCATATACATAAGTTTTCCAAGCTTTTGCTCCTTGTTGTTATACAGCCATATTTTGATTTCTTTGACTTTCTGACGGAATTTCTTACTGCTGGTCTTGGGCATTATCCATGGGTTACCTTTGGTTGTTCTGCCACAGTAAAATGTAAAACCAAGAAAATCGAACGTCCCAAGTCGTGTGGATTCTCCCCGTTTTGCTTTTAAACTTGCAAGATAGCGTCCGCTTTCAACTATTCGACTTTTGTTTTCTTCCAGTTCAAGCCCAAACTTTACCATTCGGCTTCTGAGCTGCTCATAAAACCTTTCGGCTTCCCACGGGTATTGAAATCCTGCTATGAAGTCATCAGCATATACTACAAGGAAACATTCACCTTTACACTCTTTGGCAATAATATATTGAAACCATAACGTCAAAACATTGTGCATATAGATATTTGCAAGCACTGGACTGATAATATTTCCCTGTGCTGTTCCTTCATCACTTTTAACGAGTTGTCCGTTATCTATGATACCTGCTTTCAGGTATTTCTTCACCAGACGTAGAATATTCTTGTCTTTGATGTAGTAATTCAGGAATTTCAATATCCATTCATGTTTCATATGGTCGAAAAATCCCTTGATGTCGGCATCTACTACCCTTGTTATTTTTCCAATATTGATACGGTCATATAACTCTTTCACTGCCGTATGACATCTTCTGTTTGCTCTAAAACCGTGCATACAGTTCAGAAACTTCGGTTCATATATCGCTTCAAGTATCTTTTTCAGCGCTAACTGCACAATTTTATCTTCATAGCACGCTATTCCAAGCGGTCGCATTTTGCCGCTACTCTTTGGAATATATACTCTCAGCGATGGCATTGGTTTGTAGGATTTACGTTTTAGTCTGTCTACAAGGTTCTCAATATTACCTTCAAGATTTTCACTGTACTCTCTTTTCGTTATTTCATCTATGCCTACTGCTTTATTGCCGTCAGCTTCTTTGTGGCATTGCATCAGCAATTCTTTGTTGATTAGATGATACAGCGATGTAAATTCAGGTCTTTTGGTGTTTGCTGATTTCGATGCTATTCTTTCTAATTTTGTTTCCATTAGTTCCTCCGTCCCTGAGTACGGCTAATGTGTCCTCAGAAAGACCTTTATTATGCAGCTCCCTTCCCTCTGTCGGCATTACACGACTTCCCTGGTACTATGAAGCTGTCCGACTGCCTGTAATCCGTTTGCCCTTCTCCCTTTTATAGTTGTCGGACATACCACTTATACATTACTTCCTTTCGGCTGATATGGAGACCACAGGCTCTCCCCAGTTGACTGGATAATCTCTATGTGAAGCGTGATTGGCTCTTTGACCCCGCAGAGGTGTACATAATCTCACCGTAACGATTTGTACATATTGCTTTCCGCCGAAATTAAAGCGTCAGCCCTCCGAATAGCAAAATTTCGAGGCTCTATCACCTTGTAACCCCACTTCCTCGCTGTCTACGCTTTACTGTATCCATTACTGCATACAGCACAAGACTCGCTAACGGTGGTTGGTTAGTCCTTTCCGTACAGGCTTCTCACCTGTTAGACTACCCGCCCTTCGTCTGGGCGCACAATTCCGATTTATAGGGCTGTCACGCCCTACAGCATATACCCAATTATATCACATTCCACTCTCAAAAGTCAATGAGCGGTTTTGAGCCGTGATGCAAACGGCTCAGTGGTAAATAACTACTATAATGACAACAGCCGCACAGTAAATCAGACCAACAATAGTCCGAAAGCACTGTCACGGCTGGAGATTTATAGGCAGACGAGGAATGCGGTGGATATTTAAAAGTTAGTGCAGAAATCGAAATCCCATAATAACGACACCAAGCACCACAAGAATAATACCTGTAGCACGATTTAATGTTTTTGGCTTTGCCTTATTTGCAAATACTGCCGCAATTCTTGCCCATATCAGCGTAAACACAATGCACAATACCCATGTCAGAATATCCGGTGTTCCGCCAATTGTAAAATGCGATACAGCACCCGTCAATGCGGTAAAAGTCATAATAAATACACTTGTGCCTACAGCGGTTTTTAATTCATATCCCATAACGCTGGTCAGAATCAGAAGCATCATCATTCCGCCCCCTGCACCAACAAATCCGCAAATAAAACCAATAATAATTCCACAGATAATGGACTGTATAGCACGTTTTTTCGCTGATGTTTCCGCCATAGATTCTTTAGTGTTCATAACAGGACGAACAATAAATTTTATTCCAAGCAGAAACGTCATAAATACCGAGAAACCGCCCATTGTTGCGGATGGCAGAGTACTTGCCACATAGCTTCCGACAACTGTAAAAACAAGCACACTTGCCATCATAATTAATCCGTTTTTAATGTCCAGATTCTTATTTTTATGATAAGTATAGGCGGAAACTGCACTTGCCAACACATCAGAAGAAAGTGCAATACCGACTGCCATATAAGGGTCAATACCTAAAAAAGTAATCAACATCGGACTGATAACGGCGGCAGCACTCATTCCTGCAAATCCTGTTCCAAGTCCTGCACCCATACCTGCAAAAAATGTAACCAGAATAGTCATTATTGTTTCCATTATTCTTTTTCCTCCAAAATTTCATCTGAATTTTTACTGATAACCTGCATAACTTCTTCAAAAGCTTTCCTCATATTATCATCAATATGGACAAACAGCTTTTCAAAAAACATTTTTTGCAATTGCTGACCTCGTTCTATGATTGGTTTGGCTTTCTTTGTACACAGTAATTCTGTTTTACGCCTGTCACCTTCTACAGCCTGTCTTGTCAAATAGCCTTCCTGAACCAGACGTTCAACATTTACCGATACCAGATTTGCTTTGATATGGCGTATCTCTACAATATCTCTTGCATTTTTGTATTTCGGATTATTTCCAAGAAACATCAGAATATCAAATGCAGTTTGCGACAAACCCAGTTCTTTACAAAGTGGCTTACACACTTTACTGTATGCAAGTGAAATTTTTCTGGGGATTTCAATACTGAAGTTCATATGTCCTCCTGTTCTTTTTTGAATAGTTCAATTTTGAAGTATTATATCATATTATCATCTTTTTGTCAATGAAAAGCAGGTGAAATTTTGTTCTACACTTTAATTCTTGAAAACGAAGCAGGTCAAAAAATCGGCCTGTCCAAAACTGCAAACCGATATATGTTCTCCAAAATCAAAGGACTTGATCCGCCAACAGGAACAATCAGCACTTCAAATTATGCAGGAATGAACGGCAGCTATCTGAATAACGCATTCATCGAAAAGCGGAACATCGTCATTACCTTTCAGATGCGTGGCTTTGATGTGGAACTTCGCAGGCATGAACTATATCGTGTGGTCAAGCCGTCACGCTACATCAAGATATACTACTCCACAAAAAATATTTCTGTGTATGCTGAGGGTATTGTGGAAACCTGCGAGGTGGAGAATTTTGAAAAGCTGACCAATGGGCAGATTTCCATTCTCTGTCCCGATATTTACTGGTACTCCACTGAAACGCAGATTGCAGAATATTCCCGTGTCAGAGGTGCATTTCATTTTGTCTGTCCTGACAATGATGAGCCTTTTCCGATTGGTGCATATAATACGCAGGATATGATGACCATCAATAACAGCGGTGATGAGGTCGGATTCACCCTTGAAATCAGCGGAGGACCTGCGAAAAATCCGACTATTTACAACGCTCTGACGGACGAATATATGCAGATTTCAGGCGATATTCAAAAGGGAGATGTTATCACCATAACTACAAAAACGGGCAACAAAACCGTTCTTCTGGAGCGTGAGGGCGTTGTGACCAACATCATCAACCGCCTTGTTTCCGGGTCAACCTGGCTGAATCTGAAAACGGGCGAAAACAAATTTTATGTGACGGCATCGGAGGGACTGAACCGCATCAAAGTTCGCCTGATACACCGAAATGCGTACTTAGGGGTGTGAAAATGCAGATTGAAATTTACAATATGACTGTCTTGAATGATAAACTGAATATTTCACTTGAGGCTGTCTGCGACAGTTTTTCTTCGCTTTTATGGGATATTGAATATTACAAATGCGGTGCTTTTGAAGTGTACATTGCTGCATCTCCCCGAAATATTGAAATTTTTCAGACTGGCAGAATTGTGGGACGTGATGATGACAGGGAACATTTCGGACTGATTGAATCCGTGGAACTTGAAACCGATGCAGAAGATGGAGATTATCTCATCATCAAGGGCAGATTTTTAATGTGCTTACTTGAACGCAGAATCATCTATCCCACATTAAATTTTACATCACAAACTTCCTACGGTGCAATCGTTCAGAAAGCTGTAGAAAACAACGCTTTAGCAAGCGGAAACAGGCTGATTCCGGGCTTGAAACTTGGAAAAATTCAAGGTGCTTGCTGGGATACTGAAACCAAATTGCAGGTCAGTTATGATAATTTGATGGAATGGGTGTACACCATTTGCAAAAAAATCGGCGGAACGGCAAACATTCGTCTGAGTAAGATTGCAGAGGAACAGTATGAGATGATTTTTGACCTGTTGCAGGGCGAAGACAGAAGCATATTGCAGAAGGAAAATCCGCATATTGTGTTCTCCGACAGCTACAACAATCTGCTGTCTTTCACCTACTTTACAGACACTTCCGTCAAGAGAAATTTTGCCTATGTTCTTGGAAAGGGCGAGGGTGAACAGCGTAAAAGAACCACTTGTTTTACAAATTCTGAACCTGCCCTGCTTGACAGATATGAGGTGTATGTTGATGCAAAAGACATCTCGGACGAAGAACAGGAAAATGGCGAAACAAAACCATTATCTGAGGAAGAATATTCGGAACTTCTAAAAGAGAAAGGCAAGCAGAATCTTGTACCCACAAAAACAAAATCAGAATCACAGATCGCAGTGCAGTCCACACAGTTTCAATACGGTGTGGACTATTTTGTTGGCGATTTTGTCACCGTAGAACATCATAGGTTTGGAATCAGACAGAATAAAATACAGCTTGTCGGAATGATCGAGAGCTTTGACCACAACGGCAGAAATTTAACACCGACATTTAAGGAGGCTTAACATGGCATTTTCATTCGGATTTTTCAATTCTAAAAATCTTGACAGAACATATACTGCTGAGAATTTCAACGACTATCTCGGCAGTATTATCTGTGACGGAATTCAGGACAACTTCGGGCAGTGTTTCAAACTGTCTGTAAACAAGTTGAAGCTGACGATAGGCAGCGGAAAGGCTTGGATTCAGGGGCATTATTTCATTTCGGATACGGCATACACCTATGATTTATCTCGCTATGTGGACGAATCCCTGCCGAGATATATGGCGGTTGGAATTTGTTGCAACACTTCTGAAAACGTCCGTAATGTCAGCTTTGAAATTCTCGCCGGAACACCTGCCACCAATCCTGCAATACCGAGATTTCAGAATACAGATTACAAGAAATATCTCACCCTTTGCATTATCAGACTTGATGCAGGCACATTAGAACTCAGCATTACAGATTACAGAGAAAACAATAATTTCTGCGGATATGTCCGCTGTATTCTTGGCAAATGCAAGGTTACAGATATGCTTTCACAACTTGCAGAAATTCAGACGCAGATAAAAGATTACAACATCACAGTCGGTCAGCTGACAACAAAGATAAACGAGTTAACGCTGAAAATTGATGAGATGACAGGCGATGTGGTTTCTATCGGAAAATGCGGTCAAAGCGTGGATTTTGTACTTTATTCGGACGGCAGACTGCTCCTCAAAGGCACAGGGGCAACATTCGATTATTCTACCGACAGCAATCCGTCACCGTTTCAGAATAATTCCAATATCAAGTCAGTTATTGTTTCAGAGGGCGTGACAGGCATTGGTGAACGACTTTTTCAGTATTGTGATAACTTAAAAACAGTATCACTTCCGACAACGCTTACAGCAATCAAAAAGGCTGCATTTCTGCCGCATATTGATGGATATATTTATCATCAGAGTCTTAATGGCTTAACGGAACTGAAGATTCCGGAACGTGTCACGGAACTTGGCGTAAACGCATTTGCAGGAACGGCAATCAAGTCCGTAACCGTTCCGTCCTCTGTGGTAACCGTAGGTGCAATGGCATTCAGTGAGTGTCAGTATCTTGAAACGGTGAGATATGGCGGCAAAGTCATTAGTGACAGAATGTTTGTACGATGCACAAAACTAAAAAACCTTACGCTTACCCGAAACGTCAAGGAAATTGTGGGCGGCTGTTTCAATTACTGTGAATCTTTGACCACAATCACTTATGAGGGTTCTCTTGCTGATTGGAACGCTGTGAAGAAAAATACAAACTGGGACAGCCATGCAGTTGATATTGAATCTCCGCTTTCAAAAATCCAGTGCCTTGATGGATACATGGAATATGTCACAAGCACGAAAACATGGAAAGAGGTGAAGGAATGATGCTGAAATTTCTTGTAAAGGGACAGAAAATTGAGATTCTGGAACGTGAAGTGATTGCCTCCGACCAGATTGCATTTGTAACACTGAAATTTGTATTTGACGGTGACTGGAAGAAGTTTCACAAGGTGGTGCAGTTTACCCAATGTGATGAAACATACAACCGTGTGCTCTGCACTGACGGACTGTCCTGTTTGCTGCCTGCGGAGCTTCATGCAGGTGCGGTAAAGCTATCCGTATTCGGATATGACGCTGACAATACATCCGGACTGCGTGCCACAACAGTTCCGGTGACACTACATATTCGTGCATCCGGATTTGTGGGAGAGGATGCCGATTCTCCCATTCCGCCGACGCCTGATTTGTATACACAGCTTTTACAGAAAATCGGTGAAGTGCAGCATGGGAAAGATGGTGCAGACGGCAAGGATGGAAAAGACGGCTTATCTGCATATGAACTTGCTGTGGAGAATGGTTTTACAGGGACACTTGCAGAGTGGCTTGCTTCTCTCAAAGGGAAAGACGGCGAAAATGGCGTGGATGGGAAAAACGGTGTGAATGGCTCTGACGGTAAATCCGCATATATCATTGCAGTGGAACACGGCTTTTCAGGAACAGAAACCGAGTGGCTGGAATCGCTGAAAGGAGCAGACGGAAGTGACGCAGATGATATGGATTTATCCGGCTATGCCACCAAAGCGGAACTGCAAAAGATAACGGAAAATGCCGTATATCTGGAAAATCTCATCAAACAGACAAGTTCTGTCAGCGATACCGTTTTATTTGAATCCGGTACAGATGCCCTTGAGAAATACGGCGAAAATATTTACACCTATTACAATGACGGCTATCGTTCTCTATCCGGTTTTTCGGAGAGTTATCCGCATTTCTGCTGTGCCGAAAATGATTATGCACTGCATGTCAATCAAACAGATTTTGGTTGGGCAGGAACGGTATTTGTGATGTGTCTGACACCTGTTTTCATCACTTCTGCCATGCACTTGATTTTGAATTATGTGGTTGGTGCGTTGGAAAATGCCGAGTTTTATCTGGTGAGAAAAACCGATAAGACAGGCTCTGAGCTTGCAAGGCACATCTACGAAGAAATCCAAAACGGCAATGCTGTTTCACTGTCATTTCAATGGCTTTATTCCGATACGTCCATTTCAGTGATGCAGTCACTGGAAAATGTGTCGGATGGAGAATATTACCTTGCCTTCCAAGGCACATCGGATAATTCCCATCCGATGGTGAAATCTATCAAATTTATGAAAGGGTGATGTTTATGAAAGAAACAATCTGTATGATTGCAGGCGTGGTGGGAGGAGTGATTACCACACTGCTCGGCGGCTGGGATTCCGCATTGGCAACACTTGTAGTTTTTATGGGCATTGATTTTGTGACAGGCATTGTAACTGCGGCAATGGGCAAATCCAAACACAGCGAAAGCGGCACACTCAACAGCACGGCAGGCTGGGTTGGTCTTGCAAAGAAGTTTTGTATTCTTCTTATGGTGGTGGTCGGCGTGAGAATCGATATTCTCATTGGCACAAATTACATCCGTGATACCGTGTGCATCAGCTTCTGTCTGAATGAGCTGCTCTCCATTGTGGAGAATACCACACTCATGGGAATTCCGTATCCGCCGGTAATCAAGAAAGCAATTGACGTTCTGCAAACAAAGGTAGGCAGAGCTGAGGAACAACTGAAAGAAAGTGAGGATGATAAGAATGGCAATTCTGAAACCTGATACAACCACAACAATGAACGGTGTAACCGTAAATGAATACTTACTCACAAAGCACAATCCAAATCATATCGCAATGCCCTCCGCTTCTATGGAGGGTAAAATCATCGGTGTAACAGTTCACAATACCGACTGGATTTCTGTGGCAAGCGGAACGACACCTGCGGAGCAGTATACAAGAGCAACTGTTAATGGCAATATGAAAGATGTCAGGGTGCATTATTACGTTGATAATACCTGTGCATGGCAGAATCTGCCCCACAGTCTGAGCGGCTGGCACGCCGCTGATGGTAGTGGCAATGGCAATCGTAGAACAATTGCGATCGAGTGCATTATGTCATCTGCGTATAATGTGACAGATAAGAAGTCTGAGGACAATTGTGCAAGATTGGCGGCAGCTTTGCTGAAAAAATACAATCTTGATATTAACCACCTCTTTACCCACACCCACTGGCTCAATGTCAGGGACGGAAAATCGGGTACTGTGGATTATCTCAATACCGCAAAAAATCCGTACAAGACCTGTCCGCTGTATATTTTGCCGCACTGGTCCGCATTCAAGGCAAAAGTACAAAAGTATTTGACCGATGCAAAACCGACCGTCAAAAACATCTATCGCATTCGCAAATCGTGGGCAGATGCAAAGTCGCAGATTGGGGCATATTCCTCATTGGAAAATGCAAAAAAAGCCTGCAAGACGGGATATTCCGTGTTTGATGCAAATGGTGTAAACATCTACACATCGAAAACAACAGCATCCGCCGTGCCGTTCAAGATTAAGGTTGCAATTTCTGACCTTAACATCAGAAAAGGTCCCGGCACAAACTATGCCAGAACCAAATATATCCCTGTCGGTGTGTATACGATTATCGAAGTGCAGTCCGGCACTGGCTCTGATAAGGGCTGGGGAAGATTGAAAAGCGGAGCAGGTTGGATTTCACTTGATTTTTGCACAAAGGTTTAAGCATATCATGGGAACACAAGACACAAGTGACACAACAGGCTCGGAAAATTCCTATACGCGCGTATGTGCGTATACGTGTGCGTGTTTCCCTCTATAAAATAGAAAAATAATTATATAGTAATTCTTGTGATACTTGTGTACTGACTTGATGCCCGTCTTGGATTTTATCCTTGGCGGGCATTATTTTTTTGCCCTTGTCGAAATTCGTGGTTCTTGAATGATGTGTTTCTGTCCTTTCACTGTTAGAGGCGATGACCTCATAACGATGGGAGGTGTCAGTAGTGACAGAAAATCAGAAAGCGCAAATCTGCGCACTCCGAAAACAGGGTGTGGGATATATGAAGATAGCACAGCAGACAGGCATTTCACAGAATACCATTAAATCGTTCTGCCGGAGGAATAACCTCACTGGCATTGAGAAATCCGATGTGCCTGTTGCAGACGGTTCTGTCTGCGAGTGCTGCGGAAAAGAAATGGTGCAGATGGAAGGTAGAAAGAAAAAGCGATTTTGCAGTGATGCCTGTAGGAATAAATGGTGGAATGCACATCTTGATCAGGTACAGCGAAAAGCCATCTATATATATAAATGTCCGAACTGCGGTAAGGAGTTTGAAGTATATGGCAACAGCCACAGAAAGTATTGCTGCCACGAGTGTTATGTGGAGCATCGGTTCGGAGGTGGTATTGATGGATAAGCAGGAATTCAGAAATGAAAAACTGTATCAGACCACCATGCTTATGGCAAGAAAGATGCTCTTTGAGGGCATTATTTCAGATAAGGAGTATGGGCAAATTGATACAATTTTCCGTGAAAAATACCACCCGACTTTGGGTACATTATTTGCCGACATATCGTTGACTTCCGGGGCGAAAAGAGTGATGTATAGTAGCGGAAGGAAGTGATTATATGCCGAAAATAAGCAAAATTGAACCGACTGTGCCTGCCATAAAGCAGCTCAAAAAAGTGGCGGCTTATGCCAGAGTATCCATGCAGTCGGAAAGAATGATGCATTCCCTTTCCGCACAGATCAGCTACTACAGCAAGCTGATTCAGAAGAATCCCGATTGGGAGTACGCAGGTGTTTATGCCGATGATTTTATCTCAGGCACAAACACGGTCAAGCGTGATGAATTCAAGCGAATGCTGGTTGACTGCGAGGAAGGAAAAATAGACATCATTCTTACCAAGTCCATCAGCCGATTTGCAAGGAACACGGTTGACCTGTTGGAAACCGTAAGGCATCTGAAGGCAAAGGACATCGAGGTTCGGTTTGAAAAGGAAAATATCAATTCCATGAGTGGTGACGGAGAATTGATGCTTTCCATTCTGGCATCCTTTGCCCAGGAAGAGAGTCGTTCCATCAGTGAGAATATCCGGTGGGCAACGAAGAAACGCTTTGAAAAGGGTATCCCAAATGGCAAGTTTAAGATTTTCGGATACCGCTGGGAGGATGATAAACTGGTGCCTGTGCCGGAGGAAGCGGAGATTGTAAAACGCATCTATCAGAATTTCCTTGATGGCAAGTCCAGGCTCGAAACCGAGAAGGAATTTGCCGCCGAGGGCATTACCACGGCAAACGGCTGCCGATGGGTGGATTCAAACATCAAGGTGGTACTTACCAACATTACCTACACAGGCAATCTACTCCTGCAGAAGGAGTTCATCGAGGACCCTATTACAAAACGCCGCAAAAAGAACCGTGGCGAAATGCCACAGTATTTCGTGGAGAATACCCACGAGCCAATCATCGATATGGAAACATTTCGGTATGTGCAGGATGAGATTGCAAGGCGAAAGGAACTGGGTGCTTTGGCGAATAAGAGTCTGAACACTTGCTGTTTTACGGGAAAAATTAAATGTCCTCACTGCGGTGTCAGCTATATGCACAACAAGCGAACCGACCGTGGCAACTGCCTTGAGTTCTGGTGCTGTGGTTCGAGAAAGAAAAAGGGTGGCCGCTGTGGGGTTGGTGGGAGTATTAACCATAAAAATATGGTCAAAGCCTGCACTGAGGTGCTTGGGTTAGAAGAATTTGATGAGGAGATTTTCCTCCGAGAGGTTGACCATATCGATGTTCCGAAACGCTATGTACTGGAGTTTCATATGACAGACGGAAGGGTTATCACAAAGGACTGCCCCAACACTGGTCACAAGGACTGTTGGACGGCAGAGTACCGTGCTAAGACTTCTGCCAAGAGAAGAAAGAACGGTACGAACTGCAAAGGCTCCTCATGTTTTACTGGAAAAATCAAGTGCAAAAACTGTGAATGCAATTTCCGCAGAGCCACACAGCCGTCAGCCACAGCGGAAAACGGAAAGGTCAATTACTGGCGATGCTCCGAACACAGCAATGGCTGTCAAACGGCAGGCTTGCGTGAGGATGCACTGATACCTCTCATTGCCGATACTCTTGGAATGGCAGAGTTTGACGATGCCTTATTCCGAAAGACCGTGGAGTATATTTCGGTGCTGACGGATAAGGACTTGGAAATTCACAAAAAGGACGGCACGGTAACGGCAGTGATTTATACACCGCCTGCTCCAAAGCGACTGCCAAGGACAGAGGAACAGAAAGCACATATGCGAAGCCTTATGAAGGAAAAATGGACTCCGGAGCGAAAAGTCGAGATGAGTGAACGCATGAAGCAGATGAGAAAGGAGCGTGGCGAAAATTGGCGCAAAGAAAAGTAACGGCTATTCCTGCAACCATTAATAAATTCACAGCCACTCCGGTCAACAGCAGGAAGAAACGCAGGGTGGCAGGTTATGCCCGTGTCAGCACTGACCATGAAGATCAGGTCACAAGCTATGCTGCACAGGTAGATTATTACACGAATTATATCAAAGGCAGAGAGGACTGGGAGTTTGCTGGGATATACACGGACGAAGGTATCTCTGCAACCAACACCAAAAAACGAGATGGCTTCAAACGTATGGTGGCGGATGCCCTGGCAGGTAAAATCGACCTTATCATAACAAAGTCGGTTAGCCGATTTGCACGAAACACAGTGGATTCCCTTACTACCATCCGAAAGCTGAAGGAACATAACGTGGAGTGCTATTTTGAAAAGGAGAACATTTGGACTTTTGACAGTAAGGGCGAACTGCTCCTCACCATTATGAGTTCACTGGCGCAGGAAGAAAGCCGATCCATTTCCGAGAACGTCACATGGGGACACAGAAAGCGTTTTGCTGACGGAAAAGTCAGCTTCGCCTACTCCCGTGTGCTTGGCCTTGAGAAGGGACCTGATGGGAACATCGTGGTCAACCAAGAACAGGCGAAAATAGTGAAGCTGATATTCAGAAGATTCCTTGAGGGCATGACACCACACAGCATAGCAGTGGAACTGACTGAAATGGGCATAAAATCCCCTGGCGGCAAGGACAAGTGGAACGGAGCAACCGTCCGCAGGATGCTTTCCAATGAGAAGTACAAGGGTGATGCCTTGCTCCAAAAGGAATTCACGGTGGATTACCTGCAGAAAAAGACCAAGAAAAACGAGGGCGAAGTTCCTCAGTATTATGTGGAGGGCAACCACGAAGCCATTATCGAGCCAAGCGTTTATGATTTGGTGCAGGTGGAACTTGCCAAACGCTCCAAGAAAAACGAAGCAAGGTACAGCGGAGTCAGCATCTTCTCAAACAAGATAAAATGTGCCGAGTGCGGCAGTTGGTACGGATCCAAGGTCTGGCATTCCAATGACAAGTACCGCAGGGTCATTTATCGCTGCAACCATAAATTCGATGGGAATAGAAAATGCGAAACTCCTCATGTTACGGAAGAAGAAATCATCGCTGCTTTTATCAAGGCAATGAATATCCTCATTACCGAGAGAGACGAAATCATAGAAAACATTCAGCTGATACGGCAGACGGTCTGCAATGTCACTACTTTGGAGCAGGAACAGGACAAACTTCGCAGCGAGATGGAAATTGTTGTGGAACTGACCCAAAGCTGTGTGGCGGAGAATGCGAGAACCGCACAGAACCAGGAGGATTATCAGAAACGCTATGATGGTTTGGTGGAACGATACGAAAAGGTTAAATCAAGGTATGATGCCATTATGGAAGCCATAGAGGAAAAGCAGGCTCATTATGAAAAACTGGGCATCTTCATTGATATTCTTGAAAAGCATGGAGCACCTATCACGGAATTTGATGCCGGGATGTGGGGCAGTATGGTCGAGTACATCACGGTGGATAAGGATAAGAAAATGACCGTCACATTCAAGGACGGGTCGGAAATACAGGTATAAAACAGGATAGAGATACACAGAGACACCTTGCAGTGATGCAGGGTGTTTTTCTTTTTTCGGATATTTTGTAAACAATGTTCCGGACGGATTGTAAATCGAGAAAAGATGTGCTATAATTTATCTTAATAGTGTTATTTATAAACATTAAAATGTGCAAGCGAGGTAATGGGAATGGTAAAAAACAATATTGAGGTAGATGTCAAAGTAAAATGCATCGAAGCAGGCAAAACGCAGGCACAATTAGCAGAAGCAATCGGAACAACAGGTCAGTATGTGAATCGTATCATAAAGAAGCAGGACGGTGTGGTCAATAAGACTTATGTGCAGATGTTGGAAGCACTGGGATATGATATTGAACTGACTTATGTGAAAAGAAAAACTGATAAGGAGGACTGTCTGA